AGGCAAATCCCCAAGAACTTGGAGAATTGCATTTACTTCTTCAACAGTCAAAGTCAGATTCAGTTCCAAGGCAAACCCCTTGCAATCTTGGGAGCCTTTTGGTCAGCAATCTGAGCCTCTAAAGCGGCCTCCACTGCCTCTTTATCCACAGATTCCCACACCCAAGCCAAAACGTCATCTTGAGTCAGTGACTCATAGGAAACAGTGGGTTCGCCTTCCCATGAGCAAGTATTGATGACAGATGCTGAGTAGTCTCCATCTGTTGCAACTGCTTGCCAGTGGGCCGTTGTCACAAAATCATCTGAGGTTTGTCTGTCAAGCTGACTGATATTCCAAACAATTGTCATGCTTTTGCTCCTTCAAGTGCTGAAATTCGGTCTGTCAGGGATTGGATGATGGATTGTTGCTCTTGGATGGCTTTGACAAGAATGGGAACAAGAACAGAGGTTTTAATTGATTTGGTTGTAGTGCCTAAATCATTGCCTTCTTCATCACGGTCTGGTGATTCATCAACCATTGAAGGAAACACTTGTTCCAATTCTTGTGCTACAAAACCAATTTGTTTATGGTCAGGGTCAGACTTCAAATTGAAATTGCGGACTTGTAAACGCATCACATCAGCAAGTTTTGGCGTTGCATCTGTAATGTTTTCTTTTATTTTTATGTCTGATAAAGTGCCATAACTATTGTTTACGTTAACAACATTGCCAGAATCATAAATATATAGTTTGTCTGCATTGTTATAACAACGTAAAAAAGACCATGTAGCGTTGGTTGTATTTCTTGCTCCCCTTAATAGAGCAACAGATTGAGTATAAGCAGATGAATCAGTTGCATAACCATAAATTACTTGCCCATTACCTGATTGCGTTACACCAAAACGCTCTAAATTTGTTTGTGCAGTCTGCCCCACCAGCAAGTTACCGCTGGAGTCGAGCAACATACGAGCAGCAGAAGCTGTTGCGTCAAAGAAAACCAAACTGCCAGAATACCCGCCAACACCATCGCCAATACGCCATGTTCTTCCGCTTGAGCCTGTGTTTTGTAAAGTAATGTCGCTTTTGTTTGACGCAAAGTCACCAGCAATATGCAGTCTTGATGTGGGACTTGTAGTACCAACACCCAAATTCCCACTAGCATCAAGCGTCATTGCTTGGGTGAAGGTGATGGCGTTGCCTGCTGTGCCTGATGGGGCGGTGTACCACTCAAATTTACCATTGTAAGTGGACAAGCGAGTAGCAAAAGCATTACCTCTATATTTCCAAGCTCCATCGTAATAAGCATTTGAACCAATAGATAGTGCGCTTGATTCGCCCTGAACAAACCCACCAGTAGAAAGTTCAATTGCTTTTAATCCACTAGCCCAAGCACTCGGCGTAACACCTACACCCAAATTCGTACCATCAAATACCAACGCACTACCCGTGGTCAGCACCTTTGAGCCATTTAGGTAGGCAACACCATTGGCAGTGCCGCTGGTCAGAATAGGATTCTGTGCAAGAGTTGCAACTTGACCAGTGCTAATGCTGATTGCTTCAGTGGTTCCATTGGTTTGAAGTGCAAGCGCACCAGCACTTGCCACTGCACCAGAATTAAGTGAGACTTGAGTTGCCATGATTTACTTTCCTTTAAGGTGTTCCATTTGCAACAATGTTGGTTGCAGATGTAATGACTCCAGTTGAGTCCATTGATGCAATTGTCGTTGCCCCATACTTGAACAACAACTTGGTTCCACTTTGTACAATTGAGAAATTAGTTGTTGCCAATGAACCAGCAGAACCAGTGGTGTTTTGATTGAGTGTAGGCACATCAGCCGCAACCATCGCCCTGAATGTGGGTGATCCAGCAGAACCATTGGGAGCCGCCAAGAAGTAATTGGCAGTCTTTGAGGCAAAGGGATTTTGCGTATCCCCATAACCATTTGACAAACTAATCGCAGGAGTTGCGCCACCACTAGATGCCACTGGTGAAGTGCCACTAACAGAAGTCACTCCAGTATTGGCAATAGTGATAGAACCAGCACCATTGGTTACAGAAACACCAGTTCCTGCCGTTAGATTGGCTTTCTCCCACAAAGATGTGGTGGCGTTATAAATGATTGTCTGTCCATTGCTAGGAGACTGAGCAGAGACATTGTGCAACTCATCTAGTTCATAGCCATTTTGCACTTTGACAAACAACTTGCCATGTGTAGGATGGGCATATTCAACAATGGCAACATACACCAAATGATTGGGTGCATAAGGCTTGGTAGTTGTGTAAGTTCCAGCAGTTGTTGGACTCAAATAAAGTTGCGCTCCATCCGCATAAGCAGATGTGTCTATTTCTGTCACCAACCCAATGATGGTTACATAACCATTTGAATTATTTGCCAAGTCTGCGGACATGACACCAAGAGTCTGGGCAGAAGTTGTATCACTAGTTGCAAGTGCTTTGCTGACTGTTGGCAATTGACCTGTTGCACCAGTGATGTACACCACAGTGCCTTTGGTCAATGTTGCGCCAGTAGTGTTTCTGACTTGGCAAACGACATTGGTAGTCGATGCCGCAACAGTCACACTCAAATCTGCAATACCAGAAGCAGTTGATACAGTCACACTTCCATCATTTGATGTGATTGAACCAATTGCATTAACATCTGTATAAGTTAGACTAACAACTCCAGTTTGTCCGTTAACAGATGTGACTAGATTTGTCTGGTCAATCTTTTGCCAAGCAGTGCCGTTATAGATTGCCCAATCCCCTGCCACCCAATCAGTGATTCCATTGAGATTGGTTGAACCAGAAACGCTGACAACATAGTACCAATTGGTAGTTCCAACACTTGAGGCCAGGGTAGGCGTGTTTGTAGATGCGTTCCAAGTCCCTTTGTAGACCAAACCACCTGTGATGGCATTGATCTGGTTTTGAAGGGAGGTTAGAGTATCAAGTACATACTGAGAAGTACCGCCGCCATTAGTAATGACTTTGATGCGTTCAGCAATATCCAGAGGAACAACCTCACCAGCATTAACTTCACGACCATTATCAAAAACGATGATAAGGCTACCATCAAAATCAATGCGAGCAGAGGCAATACCAACGCCGTTAGCGCCATCAACTCCATCACGCCCAGGAACACCATCTCGTCCTGCTGGCCCTGTTGCGCCTGTTGGCCCTTGTTTTCCATCGCGTCCATCTTTGCCATCTTTGCCATCCCGTCCATTTTGAATAGAGGCAACTTTGCTTTGAATTTCACCATTCAACTGAGCAAACTTTTGCTCCATGTCAGACTTGATCTTCTTCAAGCCCTGGACAACAAGTTCAGCCCCTTTACCAATGGACTCGCTCTTGGCCTTGGCAATCTTTTCAGCCGCAGATTGTTGCAAAGCAGTAATGATTTCCATCTGCTGTTCAGCAGATATTCCATCAATTCCTAGCTTACGCTCAAGATCAGAAATGTCCATTTAGGTCAATTCCTTGGAAAGACGATTGAGAAATTCATCTTCAACGCTAGACATTTTGCCCTTCTTGTCAGCCATTTGCAACTCAACAATCTTGGACTTGTTCTTAATATCTGCTTCCTTGAGCATCAATTCAGCAATCTTGACCCGCTTGTCAAACTCCCTTGAACCAGCATCATCTTGGTTTGGCAGATTTTTGGTCATCGCTGCCATGTTCTTGGCCTGGATTTCTTGTGGCATCAACTGAGTTTCAACTTGCAACTTCTGAGCCTCAGCACGATTTTGCTCGGCCTGGGTGGTTTGTACCGCAATCTGAGCCTGTGCCGCTTGCAACGCCAGTTGTTGCTGAAGCTGGGCAATTTGTTGTGCCTGTGGGTCAGGTTGGCTCATCTTGTCCAACTGCGCCATAAGTTCATAGCGGTTTGTCAAAGAAGAATTAGCCAAAATACCCTTGAGAATCAGAGGCAAAACAGGGGTATTGGGGCCAAGGGTTTGGAGCAACCCAATGAACTGCTGTTGTTCGTACTCTCGGGCAATGATGCCCAAAGTAGCGGTAGGCACAAAGGTCATGTCCACAGAGGGATAACGCTCTGGGTCAAATTGCATATACCTGAAAGCCGCCTTCTGAATGAAGGGAATCAGGAAATCTTCTTGGAAATTGACCAAAGTACGCTTGTACTTCTTGATGATGGATGCCACTGCCATTGACATACCACCCTGAGAGCCATCCCGAGAAACTTGGGAAACCATGCCCTGAGAATCCAAAGTTCCAGTGGATTGCAGGAGCATTCGTTCAAAATCTTTGGCAGTATTTAGGTTATTGCCATCAGTCTGCCCAAACTTGAAGGGATACAGAATCTCTGAAGGTGCGCCATTGGTGAGAATCGCCTTCCCAGGCTTGACTTCAAACTTAGCACCACGGGGCAGACGGGTTGCATCCATTGCAATCATGGGGCTAGTGGTTAACGCCAATGAATCCAAGTGCGAACGAATCTGAGCATCAATGGCTTTTTGCATATTGAAGGCTTTTTCCACTGTGCCACGGCCCAAAAGACGATTAGGAACAGTATCATCTTGATAAGCCAAGACGGGTCTGTCCTTCATCATGTAAGGATTTGCCTCTGCTTTTAGCAATAAACCATCGTTGGCAATGACCACAATGGCCTCAACCATGTCTGTATAGTCTTCAGCCGCTGAATTTTCAGGAAATAACTCAACAACTTCTTTGCTTTCTTTGAGGTTTTCCAAGTATTCACGAGGAACCAAGCCGTAATATGTCAGCAAAAGCACCTTTTCGTCCTGGTACTGGCTAACCTCTTGGGTAGGCTCTAAATCAGTGTCTTCGTAGGTGGGCGTTATGTCTACTTTGCGGTAGATTCCACGCTCAATGCCTTCAACAATCTTGTGAATCGAGATGTATTTCTCAATTGCCACGCCCATGCAGTCATCAATGGATGTGCCATTAGGGTCAAAAAGGAAGTTTTTTGGGTTTACAGGTGAAATCTTGACCGCAATTCGGTCTTTTTCCACAACCCCAATAGCCGCCTGACCCATTTGGCCTGGAATTGGCTGTGTAGAGGGCACATACTGTTTTTCAGTCTTGACGATGATCTCGCCAATGCCTGTGCCGTAGATTTCTGCCATCAACTCAATCTGGTCAATGGATTTTCTGATCTTGTCTCGCTTGAAATCTTCCATTAACTGGGCTTTGATGATGCCCACATCAATGGGATTGTTGTTCACATCCCGAATATCGTCTTGAATATCAAAGAACTCACCTTGCCCAAAGATAGCTTCCATGATCTCAGCATGGCGGGTTTCTACGGCTTGTTGGGTGGCAGGAGTTACGATGCGTGAACGCTCAGATTCACGGGTTTTATCTTCGGATGCCCACTGGCCTCGGAAGATTCGCTCATATTCAAGCCAATCGGGGAGGAAATTGGTGTCTCGGTAGTCGCGCCAGCGTTGGCAATGGTCAACAACAAAATCAGTCAGTTCTTTGTCTGCCTCTGTCGGCTCGTAGAACTCGTTTTGCTCTAGCTTTTCTTGCTTATTTGTTGCCATTAAACCCCCGATATGATGTCTACAGGCTCCCATTCATCATCTTCTTCGCCCTCAAAGTAAGATGTGACCGCCAGTTGGTCAATATAACTCAGGGCATCGGGTAGATCGTCATGTACGCCATTGGCAGGAAACATCAAGAGTTGATCGGTAAATACATCCCAATCTTCTTCAGAGTTCAGCACAATTCGCCCATGCTCAAACCGCCCTTGGAGGCTCCAGATAATCCTGTCAGCCTTTTTCCTGTTGCCATGCGTTAGGTCAACTATGTGCGAATATACATTATTTTTCCGCATCAAGTCACTGAGATAGGGCAAAACAGCGTTTTTCAGTGCCCCACGCTCAATTCCTACCGAAATTGGCCTGTAATCCCGCATTTTCATCAAGATTTTAGCGGCAGTCTCCCGAATGTCCCACCTCCCGTGGTCAATCTCTTTGACAAACCACTTGCCATCATCAGTGACTTTGACCACCGCAATAGCCGATTCATCTAGCCTTTTCTTCGTGTTAGCAGCTTGTTTAGCCACTTCTTCAAACCCTGCCAAGTCGATTGCAATGAAGTAACTACCATACTCAGGTTCCACGCCATATTTGATCCATTCCTCTCTAAAAACATCGCTTCCAGCATTGTCAAACGATGCCATGTATTCCTGCTTGAAGGCAAAAGAACTCAGGGTTTTTTTGGCAGCTTCAATCTCCCCTGGGTCTATCAATGGGTTGTCTTTGGTGGTGAAATGCCAGGATTTCCAATCAGGGTCATCATCGGTCTGCCCTAGTTTGAACAGGTCATAGAACCAGTTGCGCCCCTTTGGAGTGCCGATGAATATGGCTCTGCCCTTTTTGTCTGACAAAGAAGCCCTGATAACTTGTTCCCAGGCTTCAGGCTTAATGTCCGCAACCTCGTCTAGTACCGCATAGGTCAAAGATACACCACGCAAGGTATCAGGTCTATCAGCACCACGAACATAAATCTTTGCGCCATTGATGGTGGTTATATCCATGTTGTTGATGTGGCTCGACTGAATCACATCACGCCCAATCTCCATCAAAACATCCCAGATAATTTGCCGCGCCTGTCCATTGGTGGGAGCCACATATAGAACTGCACTTCCTGCTGGGCAACGCAATGCTTCGATGATGAGTGTGGTTGCCGCTAGTCTTGACTTCCCACAACGCCTACCAGCCGCCACAACCTTAAACCTTGTTTTGTCAGCAAAGACAGTCTGTTGCCAAGGCAGGAGCGCAAAGTTAAGGTCAGACATTTTTGGGTTCTATATCTTCAGCTTCTACTGTATTGTCACCAATGGTCACGCCACCAATGCCACTGATTGTGATGTTGACAGCAGAACGCTGTTTGCCTTCTTTCTCAAACAAGCTGACAGGAAGCATCCTATCCATACACAGTTTGAGCATAGCGGCTTGGGCAGGGTGTTCGTCATTCATGGCAATCTCAATTGCTTTGTGAACAACATTGGAACCTGCACTGTTTATCAGGAGGTCTTTGAGTTCTTTGATGCGCTGAACTTCAGTCTTGGGTAGAAGTGCAGTTGGCCTATCGGCATAGGTAGTCATGGTGAACTTCTTGTTCACAGACCCCTTGGGCCGCCCTTTTTTCTTCAGGTTGTTTGGCAGTGCATCAATCACATTCATACTTTACCCAGTTAAGGAAGTAGTATAGGTTGTTGGTGGCCCTAAGCGGCTCCAGGCGCTGGTACATCCTAACGGGCAAGCCCTCTCACTGTGCTTAAGTACCTTGCTTTCACCAACACGGCTGGGGACTGAGAAGCCTGCACAGTGCAAGGCGGGAATTACCCGTTTTGACTTTCCCTCGCACCCTCGGAATCGAACCAAGCAGTCCCCATGCGTCTTGGCGCTCGAAATGTAACTTACTTTGTTTTGTTTGACAAGTGGGGTAAACCCTTATACAATCTCACCATCTGTTCGCGCCAGATCAAGCCTTTTAGAAGTGGTACAGCCCTGGGGATACTCAGGGGCGCGACTGTATCACCCCTAAAGGGCTTTTTTCATGGAAATCGAACTTACGCCAGAAGAACAAGCAACGAAACGCAGGATCACAAACCTTAAGGTGGCAATCCACCATTGGAAAGGCAGTATTTCAGACGCTGCGCTTGGTTTGGCAGTGGAGAAGAAAGGTCTTACAAATCAACTGTCTATTAGAAAACAAAAGCGCAAGGAACGAAAGAAGGCTCAAAAGACTTTAAATTCGTTTGACAAGGGTTTTCTTTTCTAATACATTGTCAACAAATGGGTGTCGGTACAGCTACCCGACTCAACAGAGGGCGAACCTGCAAACCCCTGTTATGACCGCAGAGAAGCTAAGTAGAGAACTTAGAGTAAGCCTAGAAGTAGGCTCTCCCTGTGGCAGACACCCAAGCAGCTATCTGCTAACTTTTTAAGCACCTGACATACCTCGGGTAGCCACTCCGTGCCCAAATGAAACTTGTCATCCAGCTAAAGACAAGACTACCCTAAGCCCAAGCTAACTCCTTTCCTTACCAAAGTCCAAGGTAAACCTAGGTAAAAAAGGTAAATTGGCTTTTGGTGTACGGGGGGAGCACCACAAAATTCTCTCACCACCAACCACCCCCTCCCCCCCCTACAATGTTGCACCACTA